ACGGGAGTAGCTTTGTACTTTTTTCCTTTTGCAGTACCTTTTGATATTTTGTACTGTTTTCCTTTAACTTTTACGGTTTTACCTATCTTGATCCTGCTTGCCATAATTTATTAATTTTTTGATTTAAAAATTCGTGCTTATTTAAAAACTCGTGACAATATTTAAACTCGTGCTTATTTTTTAGTTTTCTCTATGAGAAAAAACATTAGAAGATAATCTTATAATTCTTTCATTTTCTAACCAATTAATTAGAACCCAAAAATCTGAACTACTTTCTAAATCTCCAAATGCTTCATATCCTATTGCTTGATCTTTTAAAATGGTTATTTCAAGTGAATAATTAAAAAAACATTCAGTATTTAATCTATTCAATATTTCTTTCTGTATTTTTTCAACCATTTTTTTTTTTTTAATTTCTTCTTTTTATCCCTCTTCTTTTTTTCTTTATTTGCCTTCTAAATGAATAACGAATTGCATCCATGGTATGATTATATTCACCAATCGGAATACTAGCTTTTTTATTATTCCACGAATAATTCCTTAATTCTCTTTTTATATTTTCAGATTTTGGATCAACAATAATTTGATAATCTTGTATTTCAATAATATCTGCTTTTACTGAACCTTTTTCTTTTTTTGCACTTACAATATTAAATCCTGCTTTTCTTATTGCTGATGTCGTTCTTGGTTCATTTGTATCAGCTACAATTAGATTATTTTTATTACCTATTTTTTTTCTAATTGCTTCAATTATTTCACTTTCAGATAATTTTAAAGCAAATATTTTTTCTCTGACATAAATTTTCATTTCTTTTTTTACTACTGCTACTTCAATTAATGCCAAAGGATCAGGAAAGTAACCATAATCCATTCCATGTACAGAAGGAACTTTTGTATTAAATTTGCCTTGAATCCAATCTGTATAAATCGCACCTTCTGACATTTCTAACCATCCACCGATATACACATAGTAATATTTACTAGTATGTTTTACATGGTTTTTATCTTTTTTCTTTGCATTTTTTTCATCTTCTAATGCTTTTAATTTAAGATTTGCTGCTTTTTGTAACCATGTTGCATCAAGATAACCTTCTTTTTCTGCAATTCTGTAAGTTGTATGTATGTGTTCTACTTCATTATGATTTGAAACTGTTACATCATAATTTTCAACTTTTATTTTTTTTGAATTTCCTTCAATAAATTTTTCGTAAATAAAATGTTCTTTGGTAGTAGGATTTTGAATCCAGATTACCCTATTTTGTACTGCTGTTGTTCTAATTGAATTATCAATTGTATCAAAAGCAATTGGATCATCAAAATCTTCTCCTTCTTCAATTACCCAAGTTGAAATACCTGCAATAGATTTTAATTTTGCAGTTTGATTACCTTGTGAAGTTTTTATTCCACTAAAAAAAATAAAACTTCCCGTATGCTTATTGATTACTTTAGTTTTTGTGAAATGAAAATCATCTGTAATTTTTAACCGATCAGTAACAATTTTAAATTCTGGAATAATACTTGCTTCTGCTGATGACATTGTATATCTCGTGAATAAAATTCCATGACCTTTTTGAAATGTCAACAAAGCAACAAATTTATGTACTGATGATGATTTTAATGATCCTCTACCACCTGTAAGAAAAAAGTATCTTTTTTTAGAGGTGTAAAGAGGTAAGAAAGGATCATTTTTTTTAACTTTTAATCTTGATGGAATTTCTATATTTTTCATAGTGATTTTTATTCATCTTCTTCTCCTTCAACAAAACTACTCATATTACTTATTGACATTGAACCAGATAAATCAATTTCTTTTTTATCTCTCCAACCATAATTATTTTTAAGAGCAAAGATAACTAAAGTTGGATTTAGTTTACCTTTCATTCCTGCTTCAACTATTTTAGCTTCAAAAACTGAATCAATAAGTTTCATTTTAGAAAATAAATCTACTTCATTAGAAAATTTCCTTTTCCATATCCCCCAAATTTCCCTATATAATCCTAAATCAATTAAAAGAGTACCTAGAAAATTATAGTCATCAGGATTATTTTTTAAAATGACCATCATTTCATCAACTTTATTAGATACAGTTTCAACTGTCCATTTTAAATTGCCATGAGGTTTTTTAGTTTTAGTTTTAGCTATTTCACTCATTTTTTATTATTTTATTAAAAAATCTTGAAATTGATTTAAGAAATATAATAAAATTTTTTCTTTTTTATTTTTTTCAATTTTAAAATCTGAATCAAAGTCAAATTCTTGACCTGATTCTTTATAGCACCAAGTTCCATTATTAATTTCTAATCCTTCTTTTTCTGCAAACTTTTCAAAATTATCATTTGATTCCTTTTGAAGAATCACTTTTAATAAACGGTAAATTGCGTGTCCTTCTGGATAAGAACAACTAATAATAGTTTTATTGATTCCATTTTCATAGAACGAAGAAAACAAAGAATAGTAAACTTTGTCATCTATTGTTTTAAGATTTTTAAAATCTCCCCATGAATCAACAAATTTTTTTAATTCTCTAAAAAGAAAATCAGTTTTATTTCGATCCTCTGTTATCACTAATTTTTTCATCTAACTTTTTTACTTTTAAACAATTATCACAAAAGAAAATCGCTTCTACAAAATTTCGTTTCATTATTGTAGAATAATGGACATAACTACTAGTAGATTTTATCCATTCAGTTTTACAAAGAGAACATCTTTTAAAGCAATTTCTTTTTATTGCGCTCCCTCTTTTAAAAGCATCTAAGGTTGTAAATTTTTCTTTTATTTTCATAGTATATTAATTAAAAAAATGGCTGATTATTTATTAGAAGATTTTAAGCAACTAATAATAATCAACCAAATACAAACTGATACTTCTTATTTATTTTTAAAATGGCAGATCATCTTCTGCTCCTTTTTTATTATTATTACTTTCTCCAAAATGTTCAACTTTCCAAGCATCAAGATTAGTAAAATAATTTTTAAGTCCTTCTTTATTTGTCCACTCCCTACCACGTAAATTATAATTTACTTTTACATCATCTCCAACCTTAAATCCATCAAGTTTTTCACAATTATCTTGAACAGATTGGAATTTTACTAGTTGCGTGTATGCACCATCAACTATTTCTATAACAAATTCTCTTTTTTTAAAAGAATCTGTTACTTGCTGAATATCCATAATAACATGAATTTTTCCTTGAACTTCTTGCGACATATTAATTTTTTTATGATTAAAAAAAAATGCCTATAAATTCGCTATGGAAGAAACTTAGCATACGGAACCCTTCTGCGGATTCAAGTTTTATTAATTATTTTTTTTATTTAACTAAGTTAACTAACCTTTTTATCTCGTTAATTAACATATCAACTTGCTTTTCAAGTAAGTTAATAGTTTTTTCATCTCTAGGTATATCAATTTTAACTAATTCTTTTTTGTCAAAATTGCAAGGATTGTAAAATCCAATTGACCAAGAATCATAACCACTAACCATCATACTAAATTGGAGTTGCGCCCATTTTGCTTTATCCAATAATCCTTTTTCTCCTCTTTTAGAAGAATATATTGGAATTTCACCTTTACTATATTTGTCTAGTAAATCAATATAATGCAAATGATTATCTGACCTAAAACATTTAAACTCTGTACCCTTTTTTTCTTTTATTAAAATCCCATCTGGACTGCAACCAACATAGTCATTTAACTGAATAAATCCTACTTGCTCAATTGAGCAGTAATAATCTTGCTCATACTTTTTTCTAGCAAGAATTTCATATTCATGTCCTCTTTCAGTATCTACCGTTGTAAAAAAAGGTTTGGTACTTTCATTTGTAATCCTTTCTGCTGCTTTTTCAAGCGCATAAGTTAATGCTCCTACACTTAATTCATCTTCTTTACCTACTAATAGACAAGATGCAGCAGAAGCAGTAATTTTCCCTAATCGCATTTCATTCCATTCATCTGTATTTTGTTCAATGTCGAAATGAAAAAATGGATATTTCATAATTTATTTTTTAAGTTTTTTAAGTTGAATTTTTAATTTCTTCACATCATCTCCTGCTGAAACTACTGATTTTACAATATCTTCTTTGTCAATGCCATTGTAATTTAAGATAATTTCTCTTAGTGCAGATTTTAATTTATCTGATTCTGTTTCTTCTTTTGGCAAAAATTCTCTAATTCTTAGACCATCAGTAGTAGTACCAAAAGCATCAACTTTCTTACTGTAAAGTTGAATCTTTTTACCTACCCAATCTTCTACAAATGCACTTTTGTAAAGTTTTTCAATAATCTTACAATTTGTTCTATTTAAGATCATTGGTTTATAATCTTCAACAAAACTTGCTGCAAAACAAATTTCTTTTCTACCATTTGCACCTGTTACTTCTTTTTGAGAAGTACCTTTTATGGTAAGAATCAAGTCTTTCCCTGATTCTAAACTATAAGTACCTAGATATTCATAATTAAAATTTTTCTTCCAATGTGTAGACATATTTTTTAGTTTTATAAATTAACAATATGCAAATTTAGTAATAATAAATCTATATTCCTAATTTGTATTTACATTTTTATTTTTTATAGTAAATTGGTTTAGGTTTTTTTAATTCTCCATTTTCATATTTACTACATTTTATTGCTCCTTCATCTACTTCTTTAGAAATAAAAATTCTAGGTTTATTTATCTTTTTATTTTCATATTTGCCAGATACTAAATTATTTTCTTTTAAAATTTTACCTAATGATTTTAGTGATCTATAAGGATAAACTTCACATACATAACGACCATACCTATCTTTATATAAAGGATATATTTCTATTAAACCCTTTTGCAATAATTTGCTAACTAACTTTTTTGCAATTTTTGCTTTTTGATTTTCTTCATCAGTTTGACTTCTTCTACTTATTTCATAAGTATCTACATTTAAAAGTCTTACACTAATGATCACTTTTTCAAAATCTTTACTCTCTTTATCAGTTAGTTTTAAATAGCTGCATTTAAAAGTATCACCATCATAATTTTCTATGTATGTTGCATCAATTCTTGGATAATAATTTTGAGCAGAATTAGTAACTAAACTAATAAATAAAATTATTGCTGTTAAAATATTTTTCATATTATTGATTTTATAATTTAATTGCTTAATAATGCCTTAATTTTTGGGTGTGATTTATAATTCATTAATTCATAATCAAAATCACCTCGTAGTACATCTACATTAGATAGTTTTACGGTTGGCAAATCGTATGGTTCTCTTGTCAATTGCAATTTTGCTTGCTCAATGTGATTGCTGTACAAGTGTACATCTCCTAGACTTCCTATTAGTTCGCTAGGCAAATATCCCGTTTCTTCGCACAATAACAATAGCAGCATACCGTATGATGCAATATTATATGGCAAACCTAGAAAAGTATCAACGGAACGCTGATTCCACATTAGAGATAATTTTCCGTTGTTAACATAGCATTGAAAAGCGTAGTGGCAAGGTGGGAGCGTCATTTGGTCAAGTTCTCCTACATTCCAAGCTGATACAATATGCCTTCTTGAATCAGGATTTTTTTTTAAACCATTTATCAATTCTGCGATTTGGTCTATTCCGTTACAGTCCCTCCATTGCTTACCGTAAATTGCTCCAAGATCACCATCTGTTCTTCCTGACTTCTCATAGTCCCCGTTCCAAATATTACAATCATTATCTACAAGATATTTTATATTTGTATCACCTTTTAGAAACCACTTCAACTCAGTCATTATAGACTTCATATGCATCTTTTTTGTGGTCAAAAGAGGAAAACCGTTTTTCATATTGTGCCTGATTGTGCGACCAAAAACAGAGATAGTACCTGTACCTGTTCTATCCGATTTTTTTTCTCCGTTTTCGAGAATGTCTTTTAATAGTTTTTTATACTGTTTTTCCATTTTTTTAGTTTTGTTTTTAAAAAAAAACGCTAGACGTTAATAACTGAGTTACTGCGTCTAGCTTGGTGTTGTTTTTTCAAATTAAGATGTAAAGTATTTTTAATTCTTAAAGATACTTTACAATTCTGATTCTAATTTCGATAAACTCTTGAGGAAAAAA